TCGTGTGTGCCAGACGTGGATTGTCTCCTCGTTTTCGTGTCTTGCTGGCAGGCCGTTGAAATATCGCCGTGATCGTGCATTTCACTGGACCGTCAAGCCTGCCGTAGTCCGATGATGTCCACGCACGCTTAACGTCGTTTTTGAATCCGTGGATTGGATGATCTCCCGGCAGGTAATTAACGCCGTGACCGCCACGAACTGCGACACGTTGGCGCGGCTGACCGAGTGGTTTTCCGTAGACTGTGATGTTCACGTCGCCGCTCCTTTCGCAGTCATTTCCGACCACTTCGCGTTGAATCGGGATTGCAAAAGATCGACGATTTCTGCTTCCGATGCAGCACGGCAAACCTCCACGCCACGTTCGCAGCCGATCCACGTATCCGCAAAAATTCGCGATTTCCAATACTGGAGATTAGTCCCATCACAGAACATCACGTCGTCAACACCTTTGGCAAACACCAGCGTCATCGGCCTCGGCACAGACGCGCGAATGTCAGCGAACAATTTCGCCACGCGCTCACGTTTGTCGTCAACCAGGTCTTGCAGTTCGTCGATTAGTTCCATAAGCGACTGCTTATCCGAAATGTCCCGCATCATCAAAAATGCTCCTATAGAGAGAAAGGGGGGGTTTAGGGGTGTAAAAGAGAGTGAAAGAGAGAGAGAGAGAGATTGATGATGGTATAGTAACTCTTTTTACTGTAAGACTTTAACATCGTTTTTCCTTCGTCAACGTCAATTTGACGTTGGATCGCCTGCATCAAACAACGTCAATTGACGCGGAACACGGTCAAGGCTGATCCGCCTGTCTCCAACGCTGGCACAATTTCTTTCACGACGTATCCGCCTTCCAGTAATTCATCCAAAATCTCTGCCCTCGATCTCCTGTTTCGTATCCATTGCGTCTTGCGAGTTAATTGATTCAAAGTGACCTGCTTGGAACGCCTGATGATCTCCAGAACACGTTTCTTTTCGCTGTCCGATTCGTTTGCGGCAACGTGCGTAAACACTCGACGAATCAATAGCCTGGTACACCAGTTGGCCAGCCTGACGGCTGCGATTGCGTCTTCGAGAGTTACCGCAATCCCAAATGGCCCCCGACTGGCCGCAAATATCAGCGACAACCGTTTTGCCAGTGCGGACGCACGACTCCAGATTGCCTTGTGGTCGTCTGGCTCATCCTGCAATCTGTCCTCGATTCCGTCAGAGTGAGACTTGATCCTGTCTGTCGCCGCCGAGTCCATGTGGATGGTCACAGCTTGCGGGAATTGGTCACCGAGGTTCCCGGATGGAGGAACGAACTTGTTCCAGTCCTTCAGAATGTCGATTACAGATCCAGGCGTTTCCTTCGTCTCAACGTCCCGCAGACGCGGATAATTGCGGTCGGCCTCAATGACCATCATTCGTGCAAGGAACCCATCAACAGCGTCAGACGCTGCCACAGAAGCCCAAAAACCGTCGCTGGTCGAAGTCCCGTAAATGCACAGATGCGGATGGCAAATCGTCTTGGACTTACGCTTGTCAGCGTATCCTTTCGGTGTCCATGCTGGGTTCTCGGCCTGTCCGGTCAGTTCCAGGAACCGCGTGAATATGTTTTTTAAGTGCGTCGAGTTATTCCCGGCATTCTTCAACGTCGAAAAGTACCGGCTGACCTCATCAATCTGAATCAATTTGGCAGGATGCTCGCTTAGTTCCTCGATCAGTGCCGCATCACTCGCAGGGTTCTCGCTGCCGAGGTAATTCATCATGCCAGCCTGCATGATTGCTATTACGTTATTGTTTCGCGGTTTCTCTTTTCCGCTGCCGGACGGTGCGAGTCCGACACAATAGACGTTTGTTCGCATCCCGGACTTCGTTTGAATCTTTCGGCCTGTCACCGCTCCCATCAGTGCAATGCTCGCAGCCAGCGACAATTCCGGTCTTGGTCGTGGTGCGTATTCGCGGTGATAGGCAATCATGTCTCCAATCAGACCAGGAATCTGATAGAAAATATCGGTCATGGCATCAGGGTTGACTGGCTCTGGCTTTTGCGGTTTTGGTTCATTGCTTCCCATTGCCATGATCCCCGCTATCGCCGCATCGTCGACCTGTTCCGCATCAATCCAAAATGGATCAAGTGCAGATCGGAACTCTGCCCACGAGTCGATTCCGCAAGACGTGTGCAGGCAGCGAGCCTGCCAGCCGCCTTTTGGACCCGTCCAGACCATGCAGTCCTTTTCACCGTTCTTGCTTGTATGGCTCGATTCCCTTGGACACCGCACAAAATAGCCAGAACAACCGTCCTTGGTTTCTCCGTCGCCCAGGATCTCCGCACCGTGGTCGTTCAGAGTTTGGCGAAGATCCGTAACAGCGGTTGATGTCCATGTGCTTTTCTCGTTTGCCTGTGGCTTCTGCTTTTTTGGTTCCAGTCCAAGCATTGAAAAACATCGCATCGACAGCAGTCGGCACGCCTCAACGATTTCCGCTGCGTCAACCGTCGCTGGTTCGCCTTCCAGATTGTCGTAAACATCGCCGCTCGGATGGATTGACGGACCAACGACGACCTGCTGACCGTCACCGAGGATCTCAATCATCTTCTGCTTGCATTCGCTGGTGAACGCGACTTTTCTGAACGTGCCTTGGACGCGATAAAACCAGTGCGTTTTTCCGCCATTGGCTCGCCCTGCGATCAGTCCAGTCTGTGGCAGGTATTCCGCAGCCAGTTCCACCGCAACCGGATGGTCGAGATCAACGCAGATCAATCCGTTTCCAAGAATGATTCCAATGTTTGAATTCTCTTGGAACCATCCATCAGGCGAATCAATTTTCAGCTTTTGCCATCCGTCCAAGACCGGCCCTTTCTGGCGAGGCGGGATGGGGACGACTGGGAAACCGCGTTCGATGTATTTTCGGGCGGATCTTAGAATGCTCAAAATGGAATCTCCACATCATCCCAATCACCCACCGACACAGGATCTGCTTCACGCCACTCTGTTGGCTTCTCGTCCAGTTCGTATTCAACGATCCGCAGGAATTTGCCATCAGGCTTCGTGCTGATCGACGTTGGTGTTGCGACAGCACCGCGATTGAAAAGACTGATCGCATCGTCGATACCGTCAATCTCTGCGTTGCTGCGTTCCTGCCACCATTTGCGGGCCTTTGTTCGTGCGAATCCGTCATGCTCCAGGCAGACCCATTCGCTGATTCGCTTCTCAGTCAGGTTCCCCGCCGCTTCCGTAGCAGGCTGGCAGACATAATCTACGCGCAGCGTATCTGGATCGTCTGGCGTGCCTCCTTTTTTCCTGTGCCGAGACATTCGGACTTCCTCGACGATCCAGCGTGTTGGCTTTATGTCCGCTGCCAGAATCGCGTCTTCGCCTGCTGTCCCTTCGTGCCGTGCGAGTTCGCGAGGAGGGAACACAAAACCGCAACTGCATTCTCTGGCCGATAGAGCACATGGTTCCTCGCAGTTTGGGCAAGTCTTGGTTGGCGCGTCACCGTTGCCGCCTTTTCCTTTTGACTGGCTTCCGTAATCTGGTGCGTCAATCGGTCCATGCCGCTTGACGTTCGATCCAAAGTCGAGAATCAGGCAGTCAGTTTTATTCGGACTTGTGCGAAGACCTCGACCACAGATTTGTGCAAATAGTCCAGGCGATGCCGTGGCACGCAGAACCGCAATTGCGTCGATGTTTGGTGCATCGAAGCCAGTCGTAAGTACGTCACAGTTGCAAAGCCGCTTCAGGTCGCCAGATTTGAACCGCGACAATAACGATGCACGTTCTAGAGGTATGGTTTCGCCTGTGACCAGTCCGCATTCTTCGCCGGTCAGTTCTGCGATCTTTTCAGCGACTGATTGAGCGTGCTGAACTCCGGCACAGAATATCAGCGTTGACTTGCGGCCCAGCGTCTTGGCGATGACCTCGATACAGGCAGTGCGGATCTTAGCGTCATCGCTGAACAGTGCTGCCATTTCGCCACTGACGAATTCACCGGCCCGAATGTGCAGGCCGCTTGTATCAACACTGGCATCTGCCGCCCTTGTGGTCAGGTTGCAAAGGTATCCTTCTCCGATCAGTTTTCCGATTGGTGCGGAATAGCAGATCCGCTGGAACAGTGCATCAGGTCGGCACAGCTTGCCGTCACCTGTTCGGAATGGTGTTGCCGTTAGTCCAACTAAACGACACCGTGGATTAAGTTCTCGAAGTTTTGTCAGAAATGTCTGATACATTCCTTCGCCGTCACTCGGAACAAGATGGACCTCATCAATCAAAACCAGTTGTCGCGATCCGAATTCATGAGCTTTGTTGTACACAGACTGGATGCCACCCAAAACGACATCGTGGTCCGTGTCGCGTGAATTAAGACCAGCCGAATAGATTCCGATGTCGAGTTTAGGCATTAGCGCCAAAATCTTTTCGGCGTTCTGTTCCAGCAATTCTCTGCGATGTGCCAGCACAATCACACGACCGTTAAACCGTTCGACAGCATCACGGCAAAGCATGGCGATGCAGAGCGATTTACCAGCACCTGTTGGCAGTACGATGACAGGAGATCCAGACTGAGAGCATAAATGCGCCCAGGCTGAATCGACCGCTTCTGTTTGATACCAGCGAGGATTCATAGTCGTTTGTTTCCATCCTCAAACAATTGCCCTCTTCCGTCGTTGATGTTCAATAACTTACAAGCCATGTCTAAGTCATTTGTGAAATACTCCACATCGCTAAGCCCGGATTGCTTCATGAGCGAAGCCAGCGGCGTTTCAAGAAAAACACGATACTTAGGCTGAACAATTTCAGGAGACATGACAGCGATCTGTGACTCTGCCAGTTCCTTCCAGTGCTTCAATTCACGCTCAAGTTCGATAATTCGCGGATCGTCGAACGGGTTTTGCGTCATAGTCCGTTATTCTTCTTCGCAATCAGTTCGTCGATCATTGCAACGCACTTAACGTAGCCTGCAATGTCAATTAAATTATCAACCTTGGGTGTCTCGATTTCGCGAGCCAGCTTCAGTGCGATCATCATCAGCGCGACTTCTCTTGGAAGAATTGGACGCTTCAGTATCTGCTCAAGCTGGATCGACCAAAACGCAGCGATCCGCGTATGGTTGGTATAGGGATGTCCGTAGTCACGACTCCTATTTTCTCCAGCAATCTGGTCAGCTTCCTGCAAAATCGTGCTCATTCATCGAATCCTTAAATGTGTTCCGCGAACCAATTCACAACCAGGCACATCGTCACCGTTTTTCAGGATCTCTCGAATCCTTGCGACATCAACAGACCGCTGGACAGGCTTGTCAAAGTCGTGCGGTACTGCGTCCAGATTGACGACGCGAACGCTTGGCGGGCTGGCCTGAATGGCCACCGTGAACAGGTCGTCAACTTTGCGTTTCGTCTCGCCGAGTTCTTCCAGATTCCACTTGGCATAGGCTTTCAGCCTGTCGATATGCCGTTCGGCTGCTTGACGCTTTTTTGTGATCCTGTCGGCCTCTGCTTTGGCCGCAAGCTCGACCGCTTCAAGTTCGCGAATAACTCGGCAGATGCCGGACAGCTTCGAGTCGATATCGCCTTCCAGTGATTTCAGCATTGCCGCAAACGACTGGTCGATCTGTCCATCGTCTGATTCTTCGAATGCCAGATCAGCGATCTGGTTGTATCGTTCGGTCAGTTCGTAAAGTCGCATTGTTTCCCCCGCGAAAAACCCGGTGGGAGATTCCACCGGGACAGATAGAAAAAGATCACCACGGAGTGGCGACAGCCGACAGTGGCTTAGACTGCTCAACCGCTGGTCCCGCGTTGCGAGACTTGTATCCAACGATGCGATTCTCGTCCTCGTCCGTCTGGTTGTTCTTTTTAATCGCAACCGACAGCTTCAAAGGCTTGTTGTGCAACTCGCTGGAATCCTTTGGTGTCGGAACACCGATTGCGCGGCAGATCGCAGACAGGTCACCTTTCGCGATCTGCACAGCCTTATCGTTCTTGTTCCACAGGTTGAGATTTGCCCACAACTTTCGGTTCTGGTACTCACCCGACAACACCTGGAATTCAAACGACAGATAATGTCCGTCCCCAGCCTTCGTTGCCTTGCGTTCGCTGCTCACGATCACAGCGTCATATTCTCCGCGTGGCATCAGCCCAAACCCTGCATTCGGTTCAACAGCATTAGCGTCAAACCCGTTCAAATCAGCCATTTCCTAGTTCCTTCGTTCGTGCGTTCCGAATATGAAAAAGCATCACGTTGATGCAGATTCCCATTTTTTACTGGACCCGTTGACAACGATTCCGTCGATGTCGTTCTTTGGTCGTTCGCCGATATAGCTGCTGTATGCTGCGAATGTCGCCGGAATCTCGGTTGGCATCTGCAATCGGTTTTTGGCGACAACTGCCGCCGTGTCCGATGTGATCAGGATGCGTTCTGCGTCAGCAATCGCGATCTTTCGTTCGCGGTTGAATCCGAGGTCTTCCGACCGTGTGAACGTCTTGCGACTCAAGAACAGAACCTCATCGCAAAATTCGAGCAGCATGGATTGCACTCGCTCGTGCAGGTCCGGCTCAATGCGGTCGTAGCTGTCACCGCCTGGTGGAGAGTGCTTCACCGACTTCGCGTGACAGATCAGGATCGTGGCGATACCTCGCTTGTTGAGTGCTCGATAACCACTGACAAGATGGTTAAAACACTCGGCAGCAAACTTGTATCCCTTGCCGTATCCAATTCCTTCAATCGACTTTTCGCCGTTGGCCTGTGCGACGTGCTGCCAGACAAGAGTCTCCAGCCAGTCGATTGAATCTGTGATCGCTGTTTTGAACTCGTGATCCGCTGTCACCAGCCACGAAAGAGCAGCCTGATAGGAAGCGTAATCCAGAACGCGATCAGTCCTGGCAACGTCGATATCGTCGCTTCCGCCTTCAACGTCGATGATCACAGGATTCGGGAACGTCGCTGCCAGCGTCGTTTTTCCAGATCCATGCTCGCCATACAGCAGTACGTTTCTCGGTCTTGCTTTTTTGCCTGTTGTAATCTTCATTATTTCCCCCTATTCCGGTTTCCTAAATGCCTGGTTGATCTGCTGCTGGCCCTCTGCTTTCAATGCTGCGTAGTGGTTCCAGTACACCGGAAACGCACCTTTGAGCACGGCAAAATTAGCTTCGTCAGCCAGCAACATTGCATGCGCCAACGCCTTCAAAAACGATCCGCCGTAGACTTTCATGTAGCCGACGATTTCCATATCTCGCTGATTCATCCCATGCCCCCTGTTATCGGTTCAATGTCCGGCCCATCCACCCAGCGATGAAACCTCTCAATAGCACACTGGTCATCTTCCTCAGTCCGGCTCGTTGCGATGTGCCCTTCGACCTTGATGAATGACATGCCGATTGACTCAATCTTTCGCCAACTCGCGCGCATCCACTTTTCACGCTCATCACGGCTCATCGCTCGCAGTTTGAGTTGCGTCATGCGTTCAATCCTCATACCTGTGATTCTTCCGTTTGCTGTCGATCCCAGTTGCCAATCCTGTTGCAATCGGATTCGGGTTGATCTGACCGAGACTGCCGCAATCCAGCGTGCGGTCGTATCCGAGTTCGATCTGTGGCCGATCCAGCAATTCGGTACGCACGATCCTGATGCCGGGCGCTTCGATGCCAATTCGCACCTGGTTGCAACTGCGAACCTCCAGAACGCGAATAACGATTCCGAGGTCCGGCAGCGTTATTGATGATTCATCGCCGATTCCTGGTTGACGGGTCAAAACGAGCATTTTTCGAGTCCTTTCGAGTTAGTTAAAATTCCACTGTTCCGCCATTGCCGCTGCCACGCCGATATACGTTCGGCTTCTCTCTCTCTCTCTCTCTGGTCCAGGCGGCATCTTGTGAATGCGAGCCTCGCGACCTTCGACGATGTTTGTCGGGGTCAGCTTCGGAAGATTCTTCAACCAAAGGCATGTTGCCTTCGTTTCACCGTGACCAAACTGCCACGGCTGAATAATCTGGTCTGGCTTTCGATACCTGCTAGACATGATGCACACTGGGTTTTCAACTGCGATTCGTGGCACATTCGCATTTATCATCTGCATGAAGAATTCGATTGCCGACTGTTGTCGCCCGTCGGCACGTTTCGCCGCGAAGTGTTTGGCACCGCTGACTGATAGATGCGTACAAGGAGGATGAGCGATCATCAGATCCCACCCGTCATTGAAAACCGACAACACATCACATCGCATGTGATTGCCTGGCCGTTCTGTCTCACGAATATCACACGACCATGCGTCATGCCCAAGAGCCACAAACGCATCCCGCACAATTCCGCTGAATTCACAGGCGACCAGAACTCTCACAATTCACCCCCTAGTTAAAACCACTCAGCCCAAACGACGGATTCTTGGAAAATCGGCAACGCTGGTTCCATTTAATTTGAAACGTGGTTGCTGTCGTTCTCGCATGGCGACACACCGCGCGAGGCTGGGCTGGGTGGTTTTTTCACGAGTTGCAATTCGTAGCCCAGGTAGTCTGCCAGTGCCGCGACGTTGTTGATTGAGCCGCCTGTTTTCAGCATGCGTTCACAGAATGTCTTCAGCGACTTCGGCGACATCTCGCAGTGATATGCGATCTCTGGCAATGGCACTCCTGTTGCGTGCAGTCTTTTGATAATTAGGCTGGTCAGCAGGTCAACGTTTTCTTGCGGTGTCATCTGGTAAACCTCCCCTCTCGGTATGCTTTCAGTTGAGCGTCCGTTGGCCTGTCGAGTCCTTCGAACGCTATCTGCCTAATGTGTGCGAATGGTTCGCCGTCGATTGTTTTGTGTTTGGCAAGTTCAGCGTCTGCTTGATCGAGGACGCGAATCAGCCATGTAATTAGTGCTCGTTCGCGATCTGTCATCGCATCACCCGCACTTGCCTGATGTGTGGCTCGACTCGGTGATCTGAACGCCAATCGTCATCCGTGACCTTGCGTGAGTAATGACCAGGTCCGACGATTCGACGTGGCGGGAAACAGACTGAGCAGCGAGTATTGCTGACCCAGAACCATTCGACGCCTTTGTCCGTGTCGTTGACGCAATTGCACTTTTCGCACTGTTGGTCGTAACTTTTTGGCATGTCGATTCCTTTCACTGTTCGAACCATTCTGAATAGCACCACGCTGCGATGCCGCACGCGACAACGATTGAGAGATACGTCATCGCGATTCTCGGCAGATGATTACCAACCACGCCAAGCATCCAGCGATGCCACCGAAGTAAGCCGACCACAACAGCCAGCCTGCGATTGAGTCGATTAACATTCGTGCTTCTGTTGTCACTGCTGCCTCGCTTTCAGCATTTCGTCGGCGTAGCCATACGCGGCAGATGCAACACCAGCAGGTCCACAATTTTCGATGTAGTTTCCGGTCGCCGGATTGCAGTACGAATACGACAGCAGTCCGTTGAGAGCCTTTGCCGCGAAGTAGTCACGCAGCGAGAGACCGCCAGCTTGATATGGCAGGACATTTCCTTGACCGTCGTACTCATACGTTGCTGTTGGAAACGCGGGTCCACCTTGAGCACTTGCAGGGAAAAACAGTTCGCCGCCGATTTCCGCCTGTTTTGCCTGTGCCGATGCAAGATCGTCGTAGGCGTGAACACCGTCACAATATTTAAGAAGAACAGTCATGTTGGCGGACCTTCGGCTATAGGGTGGTTGTTGGGTTGTTCAAAATGGGGCGTCAATGCCCCGGTCGCATCCGTGCTGGCAGTCCGTGCCGGTTCAGTTTGCAATCACCATGTCTTGATTGGCTGGTGATGCTTTGCTCGATAGCACTGGATTGACTTGAGTGCCTGTTTGCAGATGCGTCAAAAGAATCCCTGCGATCTTTGCCATTCTCTCAAAGATCGTTTTACAGTCCGTGAGATCCCACAGGGTTCTTTGCGGCCCCTCGTCAGTTGCAAACCATGTCGCCGCCGCATAAACCGCATGAACAGTCAGGACCGCAGGGTTGTTGATATTGCGAGCAAGTTCGGGAATGTCGCGATTCAAATACAGAACCGGATTATTGAACGAACAGGCTGGACCATCTGGTCCCTGTTCTTGCCACCCGATTTTGATTTTGTGGAACTTAGACAGTGTTGTTCCAATTGACGAAAATGTCTTGCCTGATTGGATGACCTCTGCTCTCTTGTGCTTGCCGCCTTTTCCAGTTGGCTTCGCGGAATCATTGGCGACCGAACGAGGCTTTCGCTTCGCTTTTGCATCCTTTTCAGGGTTGTCCGCAGCAATGGCGTTGATTGCAGAGTTAATTGCATTCGCCACTCCATCGAACAAAACGTCCTGGCCTTCTTCCGCCGCTATGGCGATTGTTGCTGAACATGCCTTCGCAATAGCCGATTCAAGGTTTGCTGTGTCGGAAGACAGGGATGTCTTGTTCTTCGTCAGCGACCATTCCCTGCCAAGTGAAAGCCATCCACATAACCGAGGCGTTGGCTTATCGCCCAAACCAAGACGAGCACCGCTTTCTATCACTCGATATCCGTAGCTGATCGTGATTCCGCTCTGTCGCACTGGATGCCCGGATGGTATCAACCCCATCGTGATTTTTGCCGTCTTTCCGTCAACATTGAGATCAGCATCGACGCGATGCTCCAATGCCGGGATATCGAACTGCGGAACGGTTCGTGGCGGTTTATTCGCTGCAAACTGCAAGACGATCTGCTTGCCAGATTGAATTGCCGGACTGTAAATTTCACTCAACTTCTGAATCAGTTTTTCGTGATCGCCAATTCGCTCCATCCTGGTTCCGTCGAGAATGATTCGCGTTCCGTTGCGATCCGATGTTGGCTCTGTTGTTGGGTCGTCAATGTCCCATGCCTGCTGTTTTGAGAGGTGAATCCAATTCAATCCGATGACGCTTGCCATTCCCTTGTGGACAGATCGAACAATCACCGCATCCGCCGCTGAGATCATTGCATCCTTCGCGCCGATACCATACTGACCAAGTTCGGTGCCGCTGTGATCCTGTCTTGCACCGAGCGTCACCATTCCGAGCACGTCGGCACAACCGTCGCCATCATCAATGATTTCCAGCCGCTTTTTGTTGAACGAGATTCGAATCTGCGTTGCTGATGCGTCAAAAGCGTTGTCGATGAACTCGCCGAGAATCGTTGACCATGAAAGGTTTTGATTTCGGACGGAGTTAATCATCTGTGGACAGGGAGCAATGTTTGCCATCGTTCAAACCTCGTTTGCACATTGACGGAAGAATTGAGCAATAATTTTGCGATCCGATTCGGTGACCCAGTTGTCATGAAGTTTTGCGATCAACTGACGCAACCGAGTGATGTCGTCGAACACCTCCCAGGTCTTTGGTGGCGATGTCTGTTCGACTTCTTGCTCTGGTTCGTGCTCTGGCTCATGCTTGGTGGGCTTGGATGTTTCCGTGGCGACTGCCGCATCCGTCTTAAGCTTCGGCTTCGGTGGATCAACCTTGATAGTTGCCGTCTTGCCTGTGGATGTCGTGAACTTACGTTCCGAAACTCCGTGTGAATCACACAGAGTTTGCCTGACATGACCAACCAGTTGATTTCCAACTCCGCACTTTTCGGCGATTGACCTGTCGGACCACTGTGACCACTCAGGATCGTTGAGCATCGTCATCACGGAATGACGCTTATCCTCGTTCGTCCTGCGAAGTCCGTGACGATCATTGCATCCGAGCGAGAACAGGATTGCGTCACGCACCGTCCCGTTATGGATCGTTGCAGGGAGTTCTGGAACATGGGCATCGCGTGCTGCGTGATATCTGTGAAACCCATCGGCGAGCCAGTATTCCTTGCCGTCGAAGAACACGTCGATTGGCGGGAAGTTCGCACCAAGTTCGAACGACGTTGAATAGTCGTTGACGACTTCCATGTCGATCTTCGCTCGTGGCTGCGTTCCGCCGTCAATGCGGATTTTGTCTAGTTCGATGTCAATTATTTTTGCCACAGATATCACCTTGCTGTGCGTTGCGTGATTTGACTTTCCTCATCCGTGAGCGATACTTATTTCGCCGCCAGTTCTGCTGGCACGCAACTTTTCAGGAAGTCGTGATAGTCGGACCCCAAGATCATCACGCGATTTTCGCCGCACTTACGGGCGATCAATCCGCGACGACGCATTTCAAGAATGCCGTGTCGCGTGGTCCCAATTCTCTCAGCGAAAGCCTCGATTGAAAAAATCTCATCGGCACGTACAACGCCCATAGCGTTCTTTGCTCGATGGTTGCCAAGTTTGCTCCGAGTTGCGGTCGCCTTTTGGCGTGCTCGCTCTTGTTTTTCCGTTGCCATTTTTGACTCCTCGCGTTTGCGGCGTTTGCGTTGCGTGGAGAAAAATATCGACTGAGTTGGATTCTGTAAAGCACTGAAATAACAGTTTCGCACAGAATTTTCCTGAAGCGGAACACGCAACGGACAAAACACGTTGCCGGAGATACCTTTACGTTCTGTCAGAAATTTTCTGTGAGTGCGTGTTTTTTCTGTGGAATGCACAAAATGGGGCAGATCTTTTACAAAATCACCGTCGACCAGATTGAGAAAACAATAGAAGCTCTCACTGGTGCAATCGCAGGCATGTCAGAAGCGATGGGGAAAATGCAGGACGCAGGCATGGGAGAAGCGTATTTCCCATGGACGGAACGTCAATGGCAGGCACAAGATGTGATTGTCACGCTTGGTGATGAATGCAAGACGAAAATACAATCGCAGGTCAATGCGTTCAGACAGGGGAGGCCATCTGAATACGAGCGAATCAAGGCTCGTTCAAAAAGAATTGTCGCGGCCCGCAACGCGAAACTGACCGAACCTGCCGTGAAAAAACCTCGTGGTCGACCCCGCAAAGGTACAGCATGAGCGAGCGAATCAGCGTGTACGTTGTTGACCTTTCGACAGCTTCGAATCCTCGTAGATTCCTCTATTTTCAATGGGTCGATCCGACGACCGGCAAGCGAAAAACGCAGTCGTCCAAGTGCAAAACTCGCCGGGAGGCTGAACGGTCTGCAAAAGCATTTGAGGATCGGCTGAACGCAAAACTACCAACTGGCGACGGTTCGATCAGATGGGAAGATTTTGTCACGGTCTACACCGAGGAACATCTGTTGAGCCTGGACGTGTCGAGCCAACGCCGCGTCCTTTCCGCGTTCTCGATGATTTCCAAAATCATTTCGCCAGACCACCTGTCCAGCATCACTACCGCCGCTTTATCGAAATACGCTCAAACTTTGCGCGGAGATCCGTGGAATCGCTCGGAAACAACGATTCAACTGCATTTGTCGAAACTATCGACGGCGTTGAGATGGGGCGTCGAACGTGGATACCTTGCCACAGTTCCAGCGATGCCCAGGATCGCACGGTCGAAGGGAACTAAGGCGAAAGGTCGCCCAATCACCGACAGGGAGTTCCTGACGCTGCTGCGTGCTGTTTCTCAAGTCGTTGGTCGCGTTGCCGCCAGATCATGGCGTCGACTGTTGGTCGGCCTTTGGTTGTCCGGCCTGCGACTGGATGAAGCCCTGCACCTCACATGGAAAGTTGAAGACTCCCACGAAGCGGATCTGTGGATTGACCTGTCCGGGAAATATCCGCTGCTGGGAATTGCTGCCGAGTCCGAAAAGGGTCGCCAAGATCGGCTTTTGCCACTCACTCCTGATTTTGGAAAATGGTTGTGTAAGACTCCACAACACATGAGAACCGGCCCGGTATTCCCCTTGGTCAAACACCGCCACAAGGGCGTGATTCGCCTCGATCACGTTTCCAAGACGATCAGCCAAATAGGGGAAGCGTCCGGCGTTGTAGTCAATTCGACCGGCAAATTCTGCAGCGCCCACGATTTACGCCGCACATTTGGCCTTCGCTGGTCGCAAAAATTGATGCCAGCCGAGCTTCAACAGTTGATGAGACACGAGGACATCGCTACAACCATGAAATTCTACGCACTGGTGGAAGCGACGAGTTTTGCCGAACGATTGTGGAATCGCGACAAAGACACAACACTCCCGACAACACCAGACGCAGAAAAGTAGAAAAAGCCCTATTGCCGCCGTAGCTCAGTTGGTAGAGCGACGCTTTCGTAAAGCTAAACGCGGTGTGTTGTGACAGTCTCAAACGTGCGTTACAGGCTTGTTTTTTGACTTCTCGACGCTGGATAAGTCGCTGATTTGCGCGAATCCACTCAACACATTACACAACACCCCGCGACCGGCCCCGAGAATATACGCATTCCCTTCGCGGACTGTTTTCGGTCGGTAGATAACTCGGTCGTTGTCGATGACCAGTAGAAGCATCGCGATCTCTTTCGCGTAGCGGCCCGATCTGCGGCAGGGACGGATTCAGAACATCCCCGGCGAACCACCTGTCGAAACCCGCAATCATTGCGGCGATTTGATGGCGGGATTTTGCCACTGGCATCGACCGCTGTCAATCTATTTTTAGGAAACGAATTTTGAATATTGGCGAACAGTCTCTGGACAACCGGATTTCTGGTAGTACAAAAGTTTTTGTGGTCGCATGATCCCGAAGCCGATTTCGGGATGATCCACAAACGAAATCACCCCGACGTTTGCCGGGGTGCTCGTAACCTGTTGCAGCCGGTTTCGCGTTGGGAATGATTTACAGCATACTCCCGAGGTCTGGCTGGTCATTCTCACCAACTGGAGGCTGCGAAGCGTTGCCGAATCGCAGTTCGCGGGTTATTCAAACAATACCATTTGCTCAACTATCGGCGACAGCACAGACCATTGATCGGCCATCGCGTTCGCAATTCCATGATAAGTGACCGACCGTTCGGCCCATCTGTCGTCTGACGGCGGCAATGCGTTCTGCCCACTGTCGGTTTGGTTGCTCCATCGTTCGACGGCTCGCCCTGCTGGGTCAATCGCAATTCTTCCATTGAATCGTTGCGTCGGTTTTAGTCTCGGCAGATTCTTCAGCCACAGGCATGTCGCCTTGCTGGCATCGTCTCCGAATTCGTATGGCTGCACAATCTGCGTTGGTTGTCGGATTCGCGTTGAAATGCAGCCGATAGGGTTTTCCAGTGCGATACGGTCAATCGGTGCATCAAGCAACTTTCTAACGAATCGCAACGCCTGCTCAGTTTGTTCCTGTCGACCTTCGCGCCGTGAGTTCCAGTGCAGACCGCTGACGCACAGATATGTACAGGGCGGGTGAAAAATCCCGATGTCCCACCCATCGCCGATTACGTCGAGAATATCGCCCTGAATGTGTGGTCCCGGCGCGGTAGTCGGCAGCAGATCGCACGACCACGCATCATGCCCGCGAGCGAGAAACGCATCACGAACCACGCCAGAAAACTCACAGCCAATCAGGACTCGCATGGCTCAACCTTAGGAGCAACTGCGCGAACGTGAATGTTGATATACTGCAAGAGGTCACGAATGCAATCTTCGTCGCTGGCGTCGAAATCAGGATCGTCAATGATGCTGACCAGAGTTGCCAGAGTTCCTGTTACGTCGGTTGTGTCGATAGCCATCGTCGTATGCCCTTGAAAGTTGCCAGCCGTGGTTAGCGGCTGGCGTTGGTTTGCGTGAATTACTTACCAGCCTTGGCTCGCAGGTTGTCGTACAGGTCGCTGATCATTTTTTCCGATGTCCCTGCACCGCAGACCGTATCAAGTGCTTGGCGAACGTCCATTCCTTCGGCAACCAGAGTCAGGATTCGCAGGCTGATTACTTGTGTCTTGGTCATTTGCTTGCCCTTTGTTTGGCGGTGTCGTTTGCGGTACGTCGTCAATGATATCATTCATCGGCAACAGGTCAACCGCAAAATGATATCATTCCGCAGAATTCCGAATCTTTTTTTGACCGCCGCGTTTTGGTAGCTCGTCGTTGATGCCGAAATGTGCCGCAAGTATCGAAATAATCACGGTTTGTTTCGTGCCGGGTTTTTTTACGAGCGGTTCAAGTTCGTCCAGAATTTGTTGAGGAATCCGTAGAAAGAATCCTGGGCTGCCGGGTTGTTCAGCTTTTTTTGATGCTCGTTTCGCCATGTGGTTACCTCGAAATGAATGATATCACCATCGCAATGATATCATCGGCATTCCACCGCAAAAGTCAACGCCTCTTGCTCACCACTCCGCCGCACATTATTTTGATCCGCGCGGTTGAAACGTCCGTTGCGTTATCTCATCGGCGGTTACTGGAACGCATTCGGACCGCTCACATTGCATTCCTGCCGCGACATTTGCCCACTCAATGGACTGCTGCCACGACTGGCCGAGTGCTCGCTGATATGCCAATGCCGCGATGAATTGGTCTCCCGCGCCGAGTGGATCTATCAACGCCCGACAACGCGACGGCATCGATCCTGCCTGCTGGTTGTTTACCCACTGCAACCCATCGGCACCGCGTTTCGTGACCACGCATTCACACCGCGCCCAGTTCCATGCTGGCATCTCGTGATCGTGGCCGATTATTGCCGCTGGATACGATTCCCCTGGTGATGGCGTTGACTGCACTGGATCGACGAAAACAGGAATGCCAATCCCCATCAGCATCTGCATAACTTCGCGCGAAACAACGCCTTTACCGTGGTCAGCAACAATCACCGCATCCGGTTGCCATGTTTTTAAGACTCGCTCCCATGCGTCCGCTATTTGCTGCGTCGCGACAGTTCGATTGTCGATATCCAAACGTGGCCCCGTCAGATTACCGTTTACCCAACATCGCGTTTTCGTGGTTGTCGGTCCTGCCGATATGCTCCACCCGGTCATCGATCCGCTTGCTGGCAGTGATTTGTGATCGTCCTGTCCAACAATTCCGAGCAAGATTGCTTTTGCGTTGAGAGCGAACAACATCTCCAGAACATTCCCAGCACCGCCCATTCGCCGCGTTTCCTTTTTGACTCGCAGCACTGGCCACGGACCCTCTTGACACAACCGCTCGGCTGTGCAATGTAGGTCCACATCAACCATGATGTCGCCGACAACAGCAATCCTGGGTTGATTTTGATCCGATTTCGCCGATACGCTGTTGTCAGTCATAGTGATGGAATGACTCCTTTCTGAATGGGGCTTACAAATGTCGCTCGTAGCCGCTGCTGTTTCCGTGTTGATGCTGTGCCAGTTACCCGCCGCCGAAGAGAAATTCGCCGCCGAAGTCGCGAAAGCTGACGCTGAGTCTGCGAAGATCAAGCATGCCGCCGCTGAGACGAGATTGAAGGCTTACCGCGAAGCCCTGACCGCAGCGACGAAGGCCGGGGACTTCGATAAGGCGATGCAGATCAAGGCGAGAATTGAAGAGCTTGAACAGGAACCAGAAGCTGCTCCGCTCAAGCGACCACGCCCGAAAGATGTCGTCAGGTTTCAGGGGCATACTTATGCTCTCGTCAAGGATGCGGTAACTTGGCACGTTGCGAAACAGCGGTGCGAGGAAATGGGCGGGCATCTAGTTTGCATGGAGACACCAGCGGAAGAACAATTTGTTAAGCAGTTATGCGGACAAGCAAACGTGTGGGTAGGCGCAACGGACGAAGAAACCGAAGGCGCATGGAAGTGGTGCGTTGGCACTTCTCCCGTTCGTTTGAAAATCGCCCTAAGTGATTCAGCGTTTGAACACTACCTATCTCTGTTCAACGGTGAATGGCACGATGGACCATCCGGGCATCGTCACCACTATGTCTGTGAATGGGACAGATGAAACTCATCGATTGACGCTCTGGCTTCCGTTTCGTCAAGAGGAACCCAAAACGTACCGGGCCGAGTTTTACGAGCCGTAAATGCGATGCACATTCCCCATCTACCGCCATTCGTTTCTGGCTTCAGATGCACTGGACCATTCCACGGATGCGCATCTACTTGATGATCCTCGACAGAATCGCCGAGATTCCAATCAATTGGCGCGGCCTCGTAGCCCAGTTTTCCGAATAGTTCAGTTATGTCTAGAACATCTTTCCAATCCAGCCAGATGGTGCTTCCACTACGCGGCAGTCCCAGAGAAATGGTGTACTCCCCGGTGTGAACTGATATTCCGCCAACACGTAGGCAGTTCATCTGGTTTAAGAGAAATCGTTTTGTCCACCATGCCGTGCCGCAATGGTCCATTGAACAAATTGAATACGAAAAATCGTATTCTTCGGCTTCCACAGCACCTTTGCCGGATGTTCCGTCGAGCCAGTTCATATCAACCACCCTGGTACGCACTCGCTGATTTTGTCCGAGCGTGTGAAAACCGCCATTGATATGAGACCATGACGCATCGCAAAGATCCGTAGCCAGGATCGTTGGTCCGAATTCCGCCAGTTGTCCGGTCAGTTCCTCGCTGCCGACCCCGAACCCGACGCCACGTTTATTTGGCGTCAGTGCTCCGTGCGACTCCAATGTCTCCGCGACAACGGCAATTTCCCACGACTTGCGAATGTAAGCATTCGGAAGTTTCAGCCTGGCTCGCCATTTGACAAACCATTCCGCGTGAAAGTCTTTCGCTCTCGTCATGAATGTTGAAAACATAAATCAGTGCCTTTTTGCAAAACCGAGGCCGAACGGAAAGACATCGCCGCTTACAGCATCGCACCAAAACTCTGGATGCGACGAACACCAGCGATGCCATCCCGCTGGAACGCCAGAACTATGCAGGGATGTGTCATGGGCGAAAATTACGCCACCCGGAGATAAGGTTTCCGCCGCCAAATCCATGTCTGAAACCAGCGCCTTTTCTGTGTGCTCGCCATCGACGAAAATGAGATCGTATGTGGCACCAGCGCGAACCCTCTTCTTTACTCCGTCCCACGCGGAATCACCGCGAATATGGATGAACGTCCCGTCCATTGCGCCTTGCGAAGTTCCGCAGATGTTTCGGTAGATCAATGATCCGTTGTCGCGTTCGGCATTGTAGTCTGCCATGTCGAGGTCAACGATTGTCAACTCCCGAAGCGTTTCACGACCTCCACAGCACTGAAGAAAATAGCTCTCGGTTGTTCCATACAGCGCGCCAATCGTTAGCATCGTAGTTGGGCGAAACTTGGCAAAGCACCTTGCCAGCGTGTCGATATATCGCGGATTCGTGGCGAACATCTCCACCTCATAATCGTCTCGCTCGCGATGATACCTATCAAATCGAAAACACGGATCAAGCGATGGAGACCCTCGCGACGCATCTTCGAGAAACCGGCGAATTTGATCGATTCTCACTGTGCAACCCTTTCGTTGTTGATGCTTCCAACCGCTGCCGTCAATAGTTCAATCCGCTTTTCGTTTCGCAGGCCAGCACAGTGCAAAACAAAATCACCTGGTTGCCATGCGCGTGACCCTTCAACACATTCAAACTCCGCGTAAGAATTCATGGTTTCTTGCGGCAGAATGCAAACTCGATCTTTCATCTTCCACAGCATCCACATCAATGCGTTTTGCTCCCACAGACCATTCGGCCAATCGAATTCAGCGCGGCGTTTAAGGATCTCTTCGAATAGCCGTTTGATTTCGTCCGTAGTGCGAATCAGCATTGAGCCGCAACTGATACCGTTTCTGTCACAGGTCACGATGATGCTGTATTCAGAATTTGGAGATATGATTGATTGCAGATTCCGCGAAGTATCTGTTACGCACGCATCGGCATCCAGCCACCAAATCCAATCAGCGTCATTCCATGCGTTGAGCATGCAATTTAGCTTCCCCCATGATCCGGGGTAACTGCTCTCGTGCATCTTGTAGCCATGTCGCGCGGCGTACTGCCGACGATTGTCAATGACGACGCTCGCAACGCTCTCGTATCCATCGTCCCAATTGATGGCGAGAACGATTCGAGATGGATCTATGGCGTCTGGGTTTCCAAGTGCTGTTAACTCAATTGGCATTCGCTCAAACTGCGTCCATCGACCGTGGAATTTTCCGTCAGTACCTTTTTGGCAATCGCAGATCACGCCTACCTTGCCCGATATCGCAATGACTGGAACACCTTTTTCCATTCTGGCGAACCACTGGTATTCGCAGTCACCGGAACCAGCCCCGATTTTTCCATTGGGTAACAACTCAATCTTTCGGCGATCATGCCCGACGCGGTTGTAGTCGTACCACCCCGCCAATTGTTCCAACAACATTTGTGATTCCTTTGGCTTTGTCATTCCTTGCAGCACCTGAATAGCCGTTGACACAATGTCGTCCGCAGTCGGTTCCGCACCCGCATACATTGCAAGGTTCCATCTGTCTTGCCGCGACGACCAGTGTTCGGCATGCCTGTCACTCACGAGGTAAACAGCGTTCGGATTTGGTAAGCAAACCCTATTTGGATGCAACGACCGAAACACACCAAGCGATTTAGTCCCCGTCATTGCCGCCACATGGAAAGGCCCGCTGTCGATTCCGATCAGTAAATCCGTGCGTTCCAGCAATGCACACAATCTCTCAACTGGGATATGTCCCCAACTCGGTTTAATCCCCTTGCATCGCGCATCGCCAACCATTGGGGCGCGTCTGTCATAATCAAGCACAACCACAGAACCTGTCGTTTGATCCAGCAATTTCAGGATTACGTCAAATGCCACATCAGTCGGAATCGATTTTCGCTCGTGCCAGTTCGTGCCGCGTGAATGCAGGCAGATAATCGGTCGCGGTAGCCCCTCCAAGAACCTTTCTGCTTCATCGTGGGCCTCTTGCGGAATGTGCTCGTGCGCGGACAGTCGCACCGCACAGAGTTCGTCCCACGCTTGAGATTCTGTCACGTCGAGTTTCGGCAGAACCTGATGGCGTATCCCGAATGCTACCTTGTTGGTTGCGTAATCCGGCTGGGACAGGTCGTCGAATCCGGCTGGGTAGTGGTACGCGTGATCCGGCAGATCGCCACCCTGCACGATGTTTACCCCTGCCACTTGCCACAGGAATTTCTTGTTCTCTTCAACCTGGACTGTCACATCGTACCCGCGAGAACGATACAACTGGACCGCATACGCGAAGTGAACTACGTCGCCAAGTCCGTGCCTGTCAAACTTGAACTTAAGGATTTTATCAGACACTCATCGCCCCCTGTTCCGCGTACCATTTCACGGTTGCCGCCAATCCGCTACGCAGGTCGATTTGCGGTTCCCATCCGAGCAGCGTTTTTGCCAGACTCGGATTGACGCAACTCGACGCCAACTCTCCTGGCATATCATCCACCACGGAGAACACTGGCGATCCTGGCAACAGTTCGTGGATCATGCTGGCGAGTGTCCGCAGTCGCGTAGCAATGCCGGTTCCGACATTGACCGCTGTGAAGTCACCCCAGACATCCGCTGCCATCGCCAGCATGTTCGCACGGACCACATCGGCAACGTGAACATAATCACGCTGCGAGTTGCCACCACCGCGAATTTCTGGCGACTTGCCTTCCAGTAACTGTTGGCAAAACGTCGCTACAACTCCACATTCTCCATGAGGATTCTGCCGTGGTCCGTAGACGTTTGAATACCTCAATGTGATGGCCTTGATTCCATACGTTCGCGCGTAGAACTCGACGTATTGCTCGCCAGCGAGTTTCGAGATTCCATAAGGCGACTCCGGGCGAAGTGCGTCTGCCTCGACGGCTGGGTGATTTACATTTCCATACAGAACCCCGCCTGACGATGCGTGAATGATTCTACGCACGCCGTAGTTCCGGCAGGCATCCAGCACATTGATCGTACCGATGATATTCGCCATAGCGTCGTGCGATGGCATTCGAATCGATTTCGTAACGCTTGCCTGCGCCGCCTGATGAAAAACGACCATCGGTCTCGCCGCGTCAAACGCCTCGTTCAATACTGTAGAGTCGCCAATATCCTCGCCGTTCGCAATGTCGAGTACGGCCACTTCATGACCAGCGGCTTTCAATGCGTCGACAAGATGGCTTCCGATGAATCCGGCACCACCAGTTACCAAAGTTCTCATAGCCCTTTGATCCTCTCGATAATCTTCGTGGTCGAGATGTCTGGCCCATCGAGAATCACGACCTTGCCGCCGTATGCCGTGACGATGGCGGCTTCTGGCATGTTCTCAGGTGAATAGCCCGGGCCTTTGACAATGATGTCTGGGCTGATGCGTCGAATCAGTTCGCAGGGGGTTGGCTCGTCGAACAAAAACACCTCGTCCACCCATCGAATACTTTCTAAAACTGCCCAGCGTTCAACCTGATTGCAGATCGGTCGAGATGGCCCCTTCAGTCCGCGCACGGACTCGTCCGAGTTCATCCCGACAATAAGACGGTCGCCGAGTTGTCGGCACTGACGCAAAAAACGAACGTGTGCCATGTGCAGCAGGTCAAAGCACCCGTTTGTGAACACAAGAGTCATACCGCAGCCCCCAATGTTCGCTTGATGATTGACGCGACTTCCCCAGGTTCAATCATTGCCATGCACTTTGCAACTGGCGTTTTCAACCCTAGAACCGGATGCTCACACAGCGATCCGTTTTTCGGGTCTTTATCACCGAGTGGCACAACCCGAGACTTCCAGCACGCATTGTCTCGGCAGCACGGCAACGCCCCGATGGTGTGGAGCGTGTGCATCTTGGGATAGTTAATGAACGTCACAGGCTCGCGACCACCAGCCAGGTAAACGTAAGGCTTCTCAAACGCCGCGCAAAGGTGCATCAAGTACGTCACCGGCCCGATACCGATTGACGAGTGATAGACCAGCCTGTGCAGCATTCGATGAGTGGTTTCCCCGAGTAAGGAAATGCACCTTTCAAGCCGCGTGTGATTGTGCTTTTCGTTCGCTTCGCCGATCTGAACCCACTGGACAACGCCGAGAGTCCTGTCGATGACTTCCTGGTAATACTCAACCGGCCATTGCTTAATCGTGTAATCGCATTTCGTACCCGCGACGATCACACCAAAGCGGGTTTTGCGACCGTTCGTAAAATGTTCCTGAAGCATCGTCATCCAAGATTTCTCGTCGTCTGACAGGTAAAGAAGCGGACGATTTGAGCGAGCATAGAGCGGTCTGCCCAACTTCTCGCCAAGGAACTCCGTATAGCACGACACGAAGTTGATCGGCGTCTGATTCGAGCGGTTAATCTGCGGATACTGCATGTCGATCTTCAGTGCTTCCGGGTCTTTGTCGCTTATCGTGGTGATGTGCGGATTGTTCAGCCAAATGTCAGAAACCGGCGTTCGAACATCCGTCATGAACTCTCCCGGATACGTTTCATGCAGCGAGTGAACTGCAACCGTCATCGTCATGATGTCGCCGGGGCATAGCGGGCACGACAGAATCAGTTTCTTCATTGCTTCAATTCTTCAATTTGCGACTGGAGCAATGCCACCACCGCGTCGAGATCAGCCTTTGGAAACGCGACGGCAGTACGGAACAGATTCACTTTTTCGTCAGCGACAGACCAGACCGCACAGAGATAGTGCCCGCCAGTTACAGCCGCCATAAGTGCCGCCAACAGGTCCGCTGGAATCAGCCCCACATCAGGCTTTTTTGCCACGACTTTCTTTTTTACAGCCGCTTTCTTTTTCATCACAACTCCAATAGAAAACCCCGAATGCAGCGGGTGATGGTCCACGGCACCGGGGTAGATAATCCCTTGCGGGACTGTCGACGATTCCGCCCATCACTGCGGTTATTTGTGCTGCCACTTTATTGGTTAATCATCTTTCGGCAATATCGCGAGAATGTCGTTTTGATGATTGCCAGCAAACATCAGGCATAGATGTTTACGACCACTTCCCGTCTGGGCATTTTTCTGTTGACAGCGACAGTTTGTTGATGAGTCGATTCGATTCCACGCAAGCACATCCGCATTTCGTGCAGTGGTCGTTTTGCAGGAACGGGCACGCCTGGCAGATTGCAAGACGTTCGTCAATTTGTTCCTGAGTACGCCTTGGCATGCCTGCGAGAGCCCAGCGAGCGAGAGCGTTTGCGAAGTTCCAGCCACGGATTACGAGTGATGGCAGTTCTTTCTCGACGTGTTTTGTACCGGGTGGCCAGAGTGCTTTTGCTTTCTCCGCGCCCGGAGTTCCAATTGGTGGCAGTCCGTATTTTGCACGCCAAATCGTGACGTGCTCTGGGTTCATCGGTTGACCGTCCACAATCGCCGTCCCATTGCAGATTTCGTTGAGTCTACCGGGAAATGGCTGGCATTCTGGCAATTGCGTCATGGAGAAAGTATCACAGAAAAGGAATCGGCAGACGTGCAACTCGGACACGATCCAGCAAACACGCCATTAAGAAATTCGCCGCTGATGAATGGGTCGCAACTGACATCGTATGACTGAACTGCAATGATACACCCTGGAGGCCCGCCCCCGAATGTCCATAAACCAGCGTCGCAATTGATTGTGAATACCCCGAAAACTCCGCCGGGATCACTTCCGAAGTATGGTCCCCCGGCAGGCCCTGACATATGAATAACCAGACCGTTGATAGCCGTACACGATGACGACGAAAACGTCGCAAAGAAATCTGTTTCATGAATCGTGCAGCAGGTCGTTGCGGACGTGTGAGACCGTGAGCTGCTTGAACTGCTCGAACAGCACGGACACCCGCTGATTGATGTCACGGTCACAGGCATTTTCGATTACCCCTGTCGATCAGCAAGTTGTTGCCAGAATGCCGGTTTTCGTCACGACCAAGTTGCCGCCAGTACACTGCACATCTGTTACGACTTGGATGCAACCGGATGATGCAGACGAGCCAGAGCCGGAACCGCTGGACGTTCCAGAACCGGATGAACCTGATGATGTGCCAGAAGACGTTTGACTTGAACCGCTTGATGCCGTGGATGACGTTCCCGATGAGGTGTCAGATGATGTTCCTGACGACCCTTCGGAACCGCCAGACGACTGCGTTGACGATTGCCCCGAAGATTGCTGGCTTGATGAAATGCTGCTGGAATCACTCGGCGATGTTGATGAACTAGATTCGCTCGACGATGTGGATGAACTCGAAGACACACCGCTCGACTGCGTTGACGAAGTTTGCGACGAATCTGAACTCGATACGCTGGAAGATCCCGAACTGGCAGAACTGCTCGACACTGACGAACTTACGCTGCTACTGCCACTGCTTGACAACACGGACGACGCGCTAGATGTGCTGGAACCCGACAGAGAACTTGACGCACTGGATTGGCTGCTGCTCGATTGGCTCGAACTCGAACTGCTCGACGAACTGCGAGAACTCGATGACGACGAGCAAGAGCAATCACAGCCCATGTCAAGCACGTTAATCGGTCGCCATTCTCCATTGATGAGCGTGACAACGACGTATGAGCCAGAACTTGCCGTCAGATCGGAACGACGATTGACGCCTCGATATTCTGTAGTGCAGTCTGCGATGAGGTTTTTCGGCGTCGAATCAGTGCCATCATCAGTTAGTTGATGGAATGTAAAAAGTGTTGCGCCGGTCTTCGCATTCGTTGCTGCCGTGATTGGAGTTGTGGTGCAAACCTCCCACAGCACTTGCGGTGGTCCACCGTATCGCCGTTGTTTCGGTTCGTACCTCGGCGACTTCTCGACGTACGACACCACATCGCGAATGCGAGCCACATCGTCTTCAACAAATCCAAAAACGTCATCTGCCATGTCACGGCCTCGTTGCTGACACGCCTGGCAGCGTTAGGAAGTTTTTGCGTTCACAGTCACGGAACAGCATCCAGTACAAGTCGTCTTCGGCGATTGGTGCGCCCGGTGCAGCTATTGGAACGCCTGTCGCGTCGAGCGGAACTGGCTTTGACACCGCCTGACCGTTCTGGTCGACGATGTTTTTCCATTTCGTCGCGCCGAATGTCCGCATCCCTTCATTGAGAACTTCAATGTCCCACGGTTCGGGAACGACTGTTTCGCCGGTTCGCGCCGGTCGAGGTTTTGCCGTCACAATGCTGAATTGGACTTGGCAAAAGACCGTGCCGTTCTCCTGCATGTTCTCGCCGATACGCAGGTCGCACATTTTGCCGCAGCCTTTTTTCACCAGGCGACGACCGACGTAGATGTTCGCGTCGTTGACAGTGTTTTCGTATGTTTCCAGCCATTCTGGAGGTTCGGTGACATTCTTCGTGATCGTGGCAATCCACTCGGTTGTCGGAACCTCGATTGGCGGGTCGAACGGGTCGCGTGCGGTGTTGGCGGCCAAATACGGCTTGCCGTCGAATACCCAATCTGATGTGAATGTTTTATACGCGAACACTAACCCGCTGCCATCATTTGCCAATTGCAAACGATTTTTGGCCTTCATGACGGTTCGGCTGTTCCATTGAACTTTTGCCGTTCTATCAAGCGGGTTCGGCTGATCGACGCGCGCCTGTTCGGTCTGGTTGAGGATGGACTTGTATTCACACACGACACGGAACTTCGAAAAGTCGTCGCTGGATGCCAGTTCTGGAGTTCGCGATACGCATCGGCACGTCAATGTTCCGGGAAACGCATCACCCAGCGCAACGGGACACGCAGACAGTACGGTGCCCTCTTCCTCGCTCCGTGCATCCGAGTACAAGTTGAACACTCGCGTGCCGGTAATGCCGTCTTGCAACGACTCCTGCGCGCGTCTAGCGTGTCGATCTTCTGTGGTTTGTGCGGTGATGATCGCCATTACAGTGCCGCCCTTTGCAGGTTTAGTTTCCGTTCAATGTTCTGCGACGACTTCAACTGATCTTCCAGCAGTTTGATTTGCTTCTTGCGGTCGGATTCTTCGGAGTTCGTACCTGCGATGGCGCGATTGATTGCCGAGACTGCTGCACCTGTTCCTCGAATGTTTGCGGCGGATGAACCGTTTGGCGTTTGGTCGAGTTTTCGCATTTCATCGAGGTTTTCGCTGATGACGGCCTGCTTCTCATTCTCAGCCTTGAGTTTCTCGCTAATCACCCATTCGTTGAATTCCTTTTCGTGCTGCATGTCGCGGTCGTACTGGTCGAGCCGATCTTGCGCCGCCTTTGTTTCCGCTTCCTTTTTCTTGCGTTGCAGTTCGTAATCGTTCTCAGCCAGTTTTTTTGTTGTCTCTCCGCTGACGTGCTCCAATTGCGTGAAGTAGTCTTGTTGGTCCTTCAGTTGTTCGCGGAGTTCGTCCCGTTTCGCCTCGGCTTCCTTCTGTGCCGCACTTGGGCCTGTGAATTGTCCGGCAATGGTTGAACCCCACGCTGAACGTCGAAGTGCTTCTGCTCGCTTTCGCTGCTCGCGTTCGATGATCTGTGTTTGTGCCGCCAAATCCGCCTTGGTCTGTTGCATGTCGGCCTTGCTGGCTTTCATGCGATCAGCTCGCATCGCCTCGAACTCTTTCGTCGTCATCCCCGGCAATGCGGCGGTTTTCTGATCCTGCTGCTCGCTGGCGCGTCGTAGTTCTTCGGCGTATTCGCGGGCCTCTTCCTTTGCGTCAGCCATCTTGTCCTTGAGGATGTCGGCTTGATATACCCATCGCACCATTTGCGGAAGGATTATTCCGGCGAGCGCGCCGCCGATTGCCGTGTATGCCAACCCTGTTGGACCGAACGCCGCACCCAGCATCTGGACGTTGTTCGAGACTGCCATGATTCCGCGACCGAGACCGTCCGCAGTTGTTTTTGCGTTTGCCATCTGGCTGGAAAAATCTTGGACCGCGAAACCTGCCTGTTGAATCATCATCGCGCCAACGAAGCCGCGATTGTTCATATTGTTGTCAGCCCGAGTGCTGCCGAGATTCCCGCCGCCGAACTTGCCTCGCGTTCCATCTGGAATAACCAGCGGGCGATTGGCGTCGAACATGAACATGCGTTGAGCGGACGCGTCGGCTTGCTGGCGACGGACAGTTTCGAGGATGTATTCGGTCGTTGCTCGTTTGTGCGAGGCGATTTCTTTCGCGACTTCCGCATCACGCATCCGTCCGCGAGCAGCCCAATACTCTCGATCCATCATCAGGCGGCGATTATTTTCTTCCTCCACGAATGAGCGACGGAAATCGGACATATCCGTTTTTCCGACGCTGCGATTCATGTCGCGCGACTTTTCGGCCAGACTCTTCATCCAGTCAGCTTGCTCAGTGGGCATCTGCTTGAGCATGTCGCGGAATGACGACAGATCCGAAAACGCGAGCTTCAAACCCGCGCCGTCGTATTGTCCCGACAGTTTAAACGCCAGATCGCCGACATTCTTGCTCATACCGCCACTCCGCACATTCCCGCCAGAAGTCGTTCAACCTGTGCCGCGTCCGTGAGTCCGACATTCCGTTTGTGGTTCGGCATGAAGTCCTCGACATTCATTCGTTTCTTGATGTGTGGCTGACACGCTGCATGGGCAATTACGCCTGTCTGCAACCAGTCGTCGCCCCACGGTTCAAGGTCGTAGGCAATCTTCCACTGCTCAAAGAGCCATGACGGCGTGTTTGCCTTGAGCAGATCGACCCTCATTCCGTACCCGGTGTTGATTGTTCGAGCGAAGAAGAACCACCATCCGAAGTCTGGGTCGATGCTCGCTTTTTTGCCGCCTCTGCTCGTGCCTCCGCTGTCAACGTCGACAGTTCAAGGATGCGCTGCGCGATGCGTTCGAGAACCAGCGGATGCTTCTTAGCCAAAGTGATTGTTTCAGTGACGGTAAAGAGGTTTACGCCCTTCTCATCAATGATGCCGAGAGCGCACACCATTGCGTCCCACGATGGAGCGACTTCACCTTTCAGTCGCAGTTCAGTTCGTTCGGCACCAGAAAGCGACCTTACGCGAACGTCACCGCCCCATTCTGGAACCGATACGATGTCATCAACGGCATCGTTCGTGGCAACAATCAATTCCTTGGTCAAGAGAGCCATTCCGCAAGTTCCTTCAATAAGAGTTGCCAGCGGTGCGCGGCGGGAAAATCCGTGACGCGCACAACCAGCCAATAACATCAGACAGCAGCAGCAACGTATGTCGGTGCGCCCGACAATTTGAATGTCAGCGTGACCACCGCGAGGTTTTCAAATTCCCACTTCGGCGACACCTTGGTCATCACACACGCGGACGACCATGTTGCCGCAGTTCCTGGTAACGAAGCACCGCATGTTGTCGCTCGTTTCGGGAACGTGATCGTGATCGTGTCGCATCCCGCCAGAAACAGTGACGCATAGTCCAACTGCGTACTGAATTGACAGGTAATGGCGATTTCACCAGGGTTGATCTTGTTGCCGGGAATGCACGTCATCCAGCCGTTCGTTGAACCGGAATGCGTGGTATCGATAGCTTCCCGGCTCATTTCCGGTGGAGTGTCGATACCGACAATTGGTCCGATCATCGTCGAGTTGGTTGTCAGTGCCGCCGCGATGCCGTACATCGTTCCCGGCGCGAATGCTTGAGCGGTCATTGGGAATCCCTTTCATGATCCCCGTTGCGGTATCGACTTGTTGAAACCTCCACTGCGGAAGTCGGGCGGTAGCGAACCGTGATCCCGACCCTCCGCAACGGAGACGAAATTGATCTCACTTCTTTTTCGGTGGTGCTGCCGGTTCTGGAGCACACCCGCAATCTTCCGGTGGTGTTGGCGGCACCAATTCCGCACGAACCGGCTCCCAATCTTCAGCGGCAAGTTGCTCATCCGTGAACGGTCCATTCTTCGGAAAAGTCACGCCGTCGCGAATCACTTCCGCCGCTGCCAATGCTTTTGCGTGTGCGAGTAACATGATCATTCCTTCAGCAATTCAGGTGGAATACGTCGATGTCGATAGCCATTGCTCGCCATCCGACTTCGCCGCCGTCCTGTGGGTTTTCGATGTGCTCGTAAGATCCGTTGTCCGTGCAATGGTCGATCCACGTTCCATTCCACTGGACCGATGCTGTGACGCCAGATGTTGGGCAGAGTGCGGCGCGAACGAGTTCAACCAGTTCGCCAGCCTGTTTGATGCCGCCCGTGGTCTGATCGCCGAAACAGAACACGCTGACGGGAGTTTTGCGGAGACTTCCGGTCCCTGTGGAGAACTTCGCCAATGGTGTTTGGCCGGGAGGTCGATCCACGCAGATGTACGGGAGTGTCGCGCCTTGTGGTGCTCGTCCTGGGTAAATGCGTGTGCTCACGACCGAGTTAATCGCGGATACGCTCTTTAGCTTCCAGACAACGGCACTGGCTGCGATCATGTCCCACACATCCTCAATACTGATTCGTCATACGAACACGGCGGTTTCCCGACTGGCTCGATATGGAATCAACCTGCTTTTGCTGCACGGTCTGCGATACGCTGCAAACCTGCTCGAATCTCGTTCTCGAAAATCTGCGATACGTTTGTCTCTGCCACGGCACGTTCCAGTTGATGGAACGCTGGCATTCGTCCGCGAAACATCTCTCGCCCGATACTTTGCTTTCTTGCAGTTCTCTGCCGGATATATTCCGCGCGTGTGCTTTCGAGAGACTTCTTTCCTCCCTTTAACACTCGCTCCTTAATAGTCCTGACGCCTCCCGATGCGGTTTTCACTTTCCGATTTCTGGTAATCCAGACTGGTGGCGTTCTCCGGTACACCGTTCTGCGTCCCGTGTACCTGTCGTTAGTCCCAAACTCGACTAGATGATTGATCTTGTTGTGCCCCATCGCCCCGGTCTGACCACCGACGATATTCACTGTCGTTTCCGACGCCCGATAAACCTTTTGCTTATTGATGAACGAATCCGCCAGATGTCGTTGTGTTCGTGGTCCGTGTACGTTGGTCCTTCGTCGCGGTGACAATTCTCCCGCACGTTTGGCAACTGCATTACCAGCCTTGCGACCCGCGAAACGAAAGACTCTGTTCTGGACGCGTTCGGGCAGTTCCCCCAGCAACGCCAGTAGTTCTTTCTCGCCGGTCATCAGTGCCTGGTATTTGAGGCTCATGTCAAATTAGCCTTGGATACTGCACAGCAAATCCGCTCCGAAAATCGCCGCGTTCACCGCTGTTCCTGTTGCCGCATCGACCCCTGCAATCGTGATAAGTACGTCGAGAACATCGCCGGGATTCAGCGTGGTGGATGTCAGTGAGTACGACTTATTCGATGCGGTCAGCGAGTTGATTGTCGTGGCCCCTGTCGTCACCAACTGCGAACCAATCGTGTAATCTTTGCCAATGCGATATGCCGTGACCGTCAGCGTGCAAGACGTATCCGCGACAGTTGTCAGCATCCCCGCGCCAAACCGCAGCGTGACAGCACTTGCCGCGACGTACCGATCCGGTAGAACAACCATCGCCCGAGCTTTGCGGCTAATCGTCGCTGTCTTGAAGTCGCCCGTTGCGATAATCGGCTGACTGGTTCCGTGAGTTCCGCCATACAGACCGAGATGTGTCGACGTTCCCGCGCCTGGTAGGTTTGTGGCGTATTCCGTGCTAGTTCCATTCTCGCGCCAGTCCGTCCATTTGATCGGATGAACAACGCTCGTGGAGATGACTTGCTCTGACGGGTCAATGAGGACGCCGCCAAGCCGCGTTCCGACTGCTCCGCGCAGGATCAACCGGCCCTGAACGACTACATCTTCCGTTGAGTCAAATACCGCCATCATTCACCACCTTATGTCGCCACTGGTTCAATGATCCAGAGGATGATTTTTTCGTTGTTCTGGTTCTCGTTAAAAACCGCCGCGATGTTCAGCGTGCGCGATCCCATCACAACCCTGTCGCGTGGAGTAATGGTTGATGTTGTTGAGTCGTAGGGCAGTTCCAAGATCGAATGCAACATCGGCTGTACGGTCATCGCTGCTGTGAACTCTCGCCCGTTTGTGGGCTTCACCGATGCGAATCGTTTGCACAACACGCTGAAGTCCGGCAGCACTTCGCCCGTCGAATTTGCCGTCGCGTCCGTCGCTCGTTCAATCGTCAGGTAGTTGTTTCGCTTGCCCGCCGCGTTGTACAGTTTTGAAGTCAGCATTAGATGCCTCCCCAATACTGGACAGCGCGCAATGACTGCATGTACGACCGCTCGCAATCCGCCGCTGACGACGATCCTTCACGATCAGCAAAGTTGGTTGCCATGTGTTTCAGCATCGCCAACCGCAACGCCCCTGGTAGTTCACCAAGGAAGTGCAGGCCCACTCCGGTTGTCGAGATCGTCACCGCCGCACCGCCAGCCGATGTTGACAGTTTGCATGTCGATCCACTGGCGTTGATGACGTAGTACGTCGTGTTTTTCGACAGCCCTGTCGGAAGTTCGCCGCCGCTATTCGAAAGACGAAATGCATCGCCGTTGGTTGGTGTATAGTCTGTGAACGTCAATGTTCCGCTGGTAGCCGCAGTGAACGGAACCAGGTAGCCAGCCGTGAATATGATCTCGACGGCACCATGCTGTGGGCGTGGCGGCAACCAGTATTTTGTGAATGCTGGATTGACTCGCCACGGTTCCGTTTTACTGACGGTATATGTCGTCGCGTCGACAGTTGTGAGAACCGCTGTCGGCGTCGTGAAATCGTAGTATTTGACAGCCTCGACCGAGATTAAAGGACACATGAATCCTTCGATCACATCGGGCCATTCGTCGAGAATGAGCTTCCATCGTTGCCAGCAAATTGCCCGGCGAGCATCAGTCTCAACCTGATTGCGTGCCGAACTAATCAGAATTGCCCACTCATCGTCTTCGTCAACGTCATCACGGCGGGAATGCTTTTTTGCTTCCGCGACTGAAATCGGTTCCGACGATGGCGGATTGAGGCATTCCCATGCCGGTTGCAACATGCGGAACGGCTTGCGTCCACTTATTGTCAGCATTGGTCACGCCCATTCTTAGAGAACCAGAAACATGAGCTTCAATGCCGCATTGAATGCCGCCGATGCGTGAACATTCTGCACGACAATTGTTGCACTGCCAGAACCTGGAACGATGGACGCCACGACCGGAGTTCCGTTTCCGGCAACAACGTTCGCATTCACGAGAACAACGCTGGTCGCAGCAATCTTGCTGTTCGTCAGAGTGATCGTGAATGTCCCGCCCGCTGCCGTAGTCTTCGATTCCGTGGTAATCACACCCGACGTGGTGTTGATCGTTACGGCGTCGCTGGAGCAGGTTCCAGTACCCTTCGTGGTCGTGATTCCGAGGTGAGCGGTGATCCCGGTTGACCCCACAGTCAGGACTGAGTTGTCACTGTTGTCCGTGAATACCAGTGATCCGCTTGACCACTTCGATTTTACGCTTGTCGCTGGCATGATCCGTACCTTTCAAGGTTATCGCGGCGGTTCCGCGTATATGAAAAAGCAGGGCGGGAATTCCACCCTGCTGTCGTTTGGATATCACACAATCGCGCTGGGTTGCGTGGCTTGTGGGTATCGTGGTTGGCCAAGGTGAACGAGTACACCACCAAGAACCGGGCTGTTCACGACTTCGACCATCTTGAGTCGCAGATACTTGTATCCACTGGCACCAAGCACATCGTTATCAACGACGATTTCGTACAACTGGTTGCTGCCCGCAGTGGTTGTGAACCCACTGCTGGTCGCATCAGTCAATGCACCCCATGTATCGAGCGTGGTGCATGCGCGATATCGGAATGCCACGGCGGATACGTTCGATCCGCTGGTGTCGTCGCACGCTTCCACGGTAATCGTGCTGGTTCCGGTTGTTCCAACACCCTTCACGATCAGAAATGTCGTTTGCTTGTAATTGGTGGCATTGAAAATGTCGGTGTATTGCGTGGTGTCCGCAAAATCGGCGACAGGGGCAATCCCCATCTCCCAAATCCCGACCGAACTAAGAGGCATCAGGGACATAATCGAAACTCCATCAGGGAGAAATGTTGTTGAATCAGAGGGGGCCGGTACATCCAGCCCCCTGTTTCACGTCCCGAATTACGTTGCAAGAACGATAAACGGCGACTTGGTATTGCTGCCCTTGGCTGGAGTGACAGGCGTTGTCCACTTGGGCTGTCCGTCCGTGCGGTAGATCCAGCGGAAGGTCGACTCGTTGTAAATGAATCGCACATGGATGCTTGAATCAGACTGCAATCCACCCTTGCGGATCATTGCGTACTGTCCAAGGTCTGCCAGAACGATGTCGCCGACCGTACCCAGGCTGGCGTTGTATTCCGTCGCGATGACAGGGCGACCGTACAGTGTTGCGTACTGGTTTCCGCTCAACCCGCCTGCTGGCATGTAAACCGGAACACCTGCCGTCCCGATGGTAAGAGACATTGCATACAGGTCTGGCTCAATATCTTGGTTAATGAACCACACCGCGTCCTTGCGGCTGCGAGCGTACAGTCGCGACCACATATTGACCACATCTTCGTATTTGATATGGCTCGATGTGGTGCGAGTCACCGACACCTTTGCGTTCGAATTTAGGATGCCCAGCATCTGCCCGGCACCTGTTCCGTTGAACACGCCGTCTTCCATGACGAACGTGAATTCTTCAGAGAACGCCTTCGTGTAAATCGACTGCAACGCATTTGCATCCATCAACAGGCGATCGGTCACGTACGCCAGGCCGATGATGTCCTTCAGCGTCAATTCCATTTGGCGAAACTTCGGCTTCTTCGCGGTTGCGGCGTCTGCTTCAGCACCCCAGTAGGTCTGGACACCACCCCAACGACTGCCGGTAACGCGACTGGTCTCGTCGACCATATTCACGGTCAGGCGATCCGCGTTTGCGCCGATATCCGTAGTGTCGACTCGCGACAACACTTCCCCATCGCTCACCAGTCGGCTTGTAAAGTCGTTCGCCACGTCACGTTGGATCAGGAATCCACCATCGCTGGGGACGCTGGCACCAGAACCGGACACGGCCATCTGCGGAGTCGTATTTCCCCAGTGCAAGCGAGGATCTTCCCCGCGACCATTGGTGATCCCGGCCTGTGCAATTGCCTGAAGCTGTTCGCCAAGAGTTCGGAATCCGCCGTTTTTGGCGGTCAGATCGAGCGGCTTGCGTTCCGGGCAGTTCGCAAATCGCGTGACGATTTCCTGTGCGGTCATTACTTCGGACTTGATTGTCACGTTGGCGGTGTCCGCATGTGAGCCAGCAAACACCGCTTGACTTTGCGTGGTGCGAGTGGTGATCGGCTGAATTGCCGCCAGAGCAGCCTTGTTTGCAGCAGCCTTCTTTTCGGCTTCGACCAGTTCGGCTTCTTCGGTCTTGATCGACTGAACTTCAGCCAAAGCAGCGTCAAACTTGTCCTGTTCTTCTTTCGGCACAGTGACGGGATTGGCGGCAACAATGCCCTGCATAATGGTTTGCAGTTCACTGAGCCGAGCCGCGAGTTGTTCGCGAGTTCGCATGGGATTCGGTTCCTTGTTGAGCGATGGAACCGAGTTCGGCAGACACACTGTGACGCGATTTCCACCGCAGACACGTTTACAGGTCTGGACGGTTGGAAACTTCGCAGGTGCAACAGCAGCCGAGAGAGTTTCGCCCGCATGGATCGACAGCAACAGCAGTCAGGTTCTCACGCGGCTTAATTGAATTGTCGCCCGCAAAATATCTATGGCGGATGTTTCGCGGGTTTGTGGTGATCAGTCTAGACGCGGGATTGATGGAAAGTCGAGGCGATATAGACTGCAAATCACTGAAGTGCGCGTTTTGTTACACAAGGTGTACATGCGAGGTTATGGATGCTTACCGTTAAAAAGCTGCGACAACAGTTCTCTGGACAGCCTCACCCCGCAACAATCCGCCGCTGGGTGAAAAAGGGATTGCTTGTCAACGGCGTTCGCGTGCGGCTGGAGTGCGAGCGTGAGGGGGGGCGTATGGTGTTTACGGATGAGCAGGTTGCGCAGTTTCGGCGGAAGCTAAAGGGAGATCAATAATGGAATCGACGAAAAAAGGCTGGTTCGATATTTCTCCTGAACTGGCGATGCAGATTTGCCAAGTCGCATCGCCGTCATCGCTCGGCGTACTGATTAAATGCACGAGCGACCCGCTACCGGACGGAACGACGGTTTCGCACACCGAGGTGTTCGGGCGCGCAGTTCGCGTCTGGCTGGATGGCGCAGAACCGCGACAATACCACCCCGGATTGACTGCGTATTACCCGCGAAACACTGCGTCTCGCATCGTGATGGTGGATGCAACCTCTCGCGACGCGGCTCTTCAAGAGTTGTCAATTCCGCGCAATGGTGCATTTGACGGAATCGGAACAGTGCATTCCATCGAAGCGGAATTCGTGGAGACTGGCAGATATCGGGTTCAAATAAATTACGAGGTGGCGTGATGTGGATGTGGGTTCGGTCGTGGTTCGTGCGCCCTGTCAAGCCAGTGAAAGCACCGTGGTTCGACCCGTTTCTATGTCGTGTCACGGCGATTTTACCACATTCCGAGAACCCACAACTCGACAAACTTCGCGAACAAAACCGCCAACTCATTGCTGAGAACGAGCGGCGGTCTGCTGAAGTCTCGTGGATGCGGTCTATGCTGGATCGGCTTGTGTCGCCACAGTGTGACGAATCGTTTATTAAGCTTCTGAACGCACATTCGCCGATTAATCCAGAAACCGCAACTTGTACTCCGTCCCATCCAGCAGACTCGCGATTTCATCCACCAAATTCTGAAGCTCCGTGTCATCGCCAATCTGAGCACGTTTCGCCTTCAGATTCGCAATCTGTGCCTGCACAAATGCCAACGGGGTTCCGGTTGGAGTCGTGAATCCAGACGGGTAATTGCGGATGACGCCGTACTTGCCCTGATACGACTCGATCAGTTCATCGACAGCGCCTGGCAGTGCTTCGTACAGGCTACCGAGTGCCATATGCTGCGAGAAGGATCGCGTTTGCAGGTGGAGCATGTGTGCCGCCGTTGCAGCATGGAGAAGATCGGCGAATAGACCGCCTGGATTCGTTTCAGGGGCGTCTGGAACTGAATCCGCCATCCATGCAGGCTGCTTCATGTTGATTGGCATCGTCGCGCCGGGTCCGTCCAGCAATCGCGTGGAAGACATTCCCATCATCGCCATGCGGTTTTGCAGGACAGTCGTATCAACCGAGCCTTCCATTCGATTCGACTGAGCCAACGACCGCCCAATCGTGCCGGACGACATCTGCTGAATCACATCCTCAAACGTGGCGATTTTGTCGATCATTCCACACTTGAGGGCGTCATCAGCCGACAACACACGACCATTGCCATAATCGTCCTTCACGTCCTGCTGTTTGCATCCGCGATACTTGGCAACGTCTCCCGTGAACATATCGTAAAGCTGACCGCAGCGAGCCATCATCGCCTGTTTCGCCGCATCAGTGAGTGGTTCTGCGGGATGCCCTTCCATTTTCGTTTCCGGGATTCGGAAGATCGTCGTTGTGATCCCCATTTCCTTTTCAGCCTGCGAATAGTCGGAATGGACCCACGCCACGCCGATTGATCCTGTCACGCTGGTTGGAGTCGCGTAAATGCGATGTGCCGCAGAACCGAGATAGTACGCTGCCGACGCCATGACCGAGTGTGAGACCGCGACCATGTTCAGTCGGGAACGCATCGAGTAGATGTAGTCCGCAGCCTCTTTCACGCCGTATGCCGACCCGCCGCCAGAGTACACGTCGAACACGACGCCGCTGACTCGCGGTTCGTTGGCGCATAGGTCCAGCGCTGCCCGGATTGATTCGAGGGATGTGCCCCCCATGTATTCCATGATCCACGAATCACGCTCGTCAATCATTCCGCAGATCGGCAGGACGACAGTGATTTTGCTGGATGATGACCGACCAGCGGACGCCTGTTTTTCCGCTGCCATCCGTACATCATTCTTGATCGGCGTGGAATTAACCGGCATTTTCCCCGTTTTGAGGATGTGTGCCAGCATGTTGGCGTATCCGTCATCCATCAGAACTGGCTGAGACAGAAAATCGGCGAGTTGACTGAGCATGGTATTTGTTCCGTTACTGGAGTTCTGCGATTGATTGGACGACTGACGACGCTCGATTTTGTTCCCAGCCCGCCGTTAATGACTCAACGCGCTCGGCGAACTTATCCGGGTCGCCATCTGCTACAGCAATTAGAGCGTCTTTTGACTGTTTGACGTGCTCCGCTGCCATCGTTTCAGGGTTCGTTTTCAGCCCGAATGCTTGGCAGGTTGTGAGTGGTAGTCGCAATTCGGTGGCAACGAGTGATTCATGCTCCGAGTAGAACGATTCCACCCAGGTAAACCATTCCTTCGGCTTCCGTGCTGCCCGACATGCGGCGACTGATTCCTTGTGCGTGACTCGACGGATGCAATCTTCCATCATCGCCCGTGCGCCGGTTTTCAACGCCGCCTGCTGTGCTAGCATCTGCTTTTTCGGCCCCTTGAGCGGGTCTGCTTTGCCCTGTTTCGGGTCCATTTTCGGGTTTTGCGGCGAGTTCGCGTTGTATGGCTCCTCAATTGGCCGCATTGCCCCTTGGACGAATCGCTTATCGCCTTCTGGGTACGGATTTTTGCCTTCAGCTTCGCGAATTTCGTTCGGGCTGAGTGCTGCCAGCGGAAACAGTCCAGAGTAGTATTGCGACCGCCCAACAGGATCAGCTTCGAGCAGGGACGCGAAGTCGATTTTCCATTCGTATCCCTTCAGTCGCTCCTCTTTCGTGAGCAATTTGCGATTGAGTTCCTGAATCCACATGACCAACCATTTCGGGGATGTTTTCTGGAACGCCATCAGCAACTTGGCAGGGTCCGCTTGCGGGTCGAGAATCAGATTCAGCAGTAGTGGCGGAACATCGTAGGCAATCGCGCAGTCTTGCTTGTGACGATCCTTGCGGTTCGTGAAGTCTGATGCGGTTGCCGACCATGACAGCGGTTTTGCTGTTGCACCACCGACGAGCATCGCGACTTGTTCGCCGCCCTGAGTGTAAAGTTCTCGCCATTGACGACGAAACGCATCCTGTTCCGTCATGTTCATTACGCGAGGGACTTCCACGACGATTCGAGGCACGCCAGACATTGACGCATCGTTTTCCGTGCGGTCCAGGTTCTGACCGAGGGCGATAGTCTGAAATAATCGATCAGCCACGCCAACGCCCGTGAGTCCGTTCCGGCTCAGGATCGTGTACGGAACGCGAAGCATGTTGATATCAGGAATATCGCTGTCCGTTCCGTCGTTGTTTCGCACATGCCACCACAACGAACCATCCGACTGCGAACAAAAAGGACGGCATCGTGTCGGGTAAATTGGATGATACGCCAGTGGTTCTTTTGTGAATGCGTCACGCTCGATTTCCGCCATGCCTGTTCCGCGATTGACCTGCCACGCGACCAGCATCGACCGAGCAGCCATCGCAGTTTGTTCGCGGTTCGCTTCACCGTTGATGAGATTTTGCCGAGGATCTTCGAACAGAACCTGAGACGTGATGGCACCGCTGGAACTGCGAACCTTTTGCGTCAGATTCAGATTGATAGTCGAACCCATGCCGCACAAGAATCGAGTTGCGGCAAAACACGCGGAAACGTACTCATATGCCTCGTCGCCACCTACGACACCCTGCGCATTTGGCAGGCCCATCGTTTGATACCAGTAGTCACCCCACGGCGCGGTGGATGGGTACGCCGCTGAAGATGCCGCCATGCTCGGAGCACTCGGCATCAGCGACTGCATGAAGTTGGATGCGAGTCTTGCAAGCATTGGGGCGTCCTATGCCCCGTCACTGGTTCCGTCGTTTATTGTCAATCCTGTCGCTGGGATGGCCGGGTCTGGACGATCATGACTCGCCAAGATTTTCCGGCCCCCAGTGACGGGAACGAGTTTGTTTTCATTATTCAACGCGACGAATAAACATCCACCCACACCGCGCGACGATTACACCAACCAGCAGTATCGAACCAATCCCAATGAACATCGCAGCGGGAGAAATCAGCCACAACCCGACACCGATACTGGCGACGGATGATAGCAAAATCCCGAAGTGAATTACATCCTTCATTGTTGACATTTGTCCTTTTTGTGGCTATGTGGCCGGCCCGCCACCGATGGCGAGACTGTTGTGCAGGTAGTAACCGTCCACATTTTCATCCTGGTGATACAAGCACTCACTGAGAGCCATCAGGATCACCACCATCACGTCGATCTTGTTGTTGCCGTTCGATTTGTCCGGCATCGACTCGCCACGGTTGTTGCGGTCGACGATCAGATTTCCAGCCTGCCACGCAACGCACGGATTGCCGTTGTGCTTGAACAGTGGCACATCGACGCCATTCACCTTGCGGAATTGGCCGAGCAGCTTGAGCAGTTCCGTGATCGGTTCCGTGTAGAACTTGTGGGACTGGCCGAAGACGAACATTTCCAGACCTTCAGCCGTCAACCGCTGTGCCAACTGGTGTGCAAACGTCTTGTCATACGCCCAGTCGCCGATAATGTAGTCGCGATGCCATTCGAGGATTGATTCTTCCACCAGCATGAAATCGACGGAATTTCCGCGATGCTCAATCAGGTGTCCGTCACGAATCCATTGTTCGATGAACGGCTTGCTCATTTCCGGCGTGCGATCTTCGACGGTCCAGACTTTTGTCATGCACTCGTACCTGACGAACGCATTGCCATCGTCGTCAACCTCACTGAACGGAAACACCATTCCGGTTGCTGCGAAGTCGTTGACTCGCCCGAGGTCGATTGCGCCGTACCCTTTGACGCCAGTCAGATCCGAGAGTTCGCCCGCAGACTTCGCCCATACTTCCGGGCTGATTACTTTTCCTTTTGCGGCGACGCGGATGTTCAGATTCTTCTGAAAGAACTCAGATTGCTTGTCCGGTCGTTGCCGCGCGACGTTTGCCGCTTCCCGCATTCGCTCGATCTTCGGGGTGAACCCTTTGCCAGAACCGATGCCAGGGTTAGCTTTCCGCCACGTTTTTTCGTCGTATGGATCGTCAATCGGCAGAACGCCAGAACCAGCGCACCACGGGCACGATTCGCCTTTGCATCCATAGCACTCAACAGGCTGGGAATCTTCGTCGCGGTAGTCCAACGCACAAATGAAGGCGAACCACGTATCGTCGATGATGTTGCCGTCGATCACCGATTCGAGGCAGTCCACCGCGTAATCGTGGTTTTCGATCCAGATCAGGGAATCATCATCCCCGTATGTCGTGATCGTGATCGTGATCGGTTGCGAACGAGCACCGAAACCCGATTGCAGCGTGTCGGCTAGACCACGGTGCATTTCCCGCCATGCGTGCTCCTCATCCTTGATGACGACATGCGGGTTAAATCCGTCGACAGTCTTGGAGTCGGAAGCGATTGGCCGAAACGTCGAATCATATTTCGGCAACTCGATCAGCAATCGCGACGGAGTGATCTTCGCCAGCTTCCGCAATGCGGGAGACTGCTCGATCATCTTGTAGGCAGCGTTCCAAACCAGTTTGGCCTGATCCTGCTTGGTTGCGGCGACGTACAATTGAGCCCCGTGCTCAATCGGATCGTCGAAGAATAGGAACAGGCAGGCGAGATACGCGGCAAAATGGCTTTTTCCCCACTTTCGCGCAACCTCAATCTGGGCCTGTCGAAATCGCCGTAGACCATCGACAGATTGCCGCCAACCGATAATGCACCAGACGATAAATTTCTGTTCGGCGCGTAATGGAATCGCCTTACCAGCCCACTCACCCTCGAACAGATTACAGCACCGACTGAACTCGATTGCCGCCAGTGCTTTCTTCTCGTCGAAATAGAAACCACGCTCACCCGCCAACTCCAAGTCGCGGACGTGACGATGCACCGCAAGGCGTTCTAACCGGCCCGTGACAATGGAGCCGTTGAGAACGCCGTCGATGTATTCCTGAACGTCTTTAGCGTGGTCGTTGCTGATCTGGAGGCGTCCTTGGCCTCCCATGCGGGTGATTGCGGATTGTCAATCTCTGGGAAGCTACTCCAGCGATGTTGAGTCGGTCTGTTCCTGCTGTTCTGCGGCTTCATCGGCCGTGCGTGTCGAATCTATGATTGGCTCATACTCATGATCCAACTGTGACATCATCGCGTCAAGAATATCGACAACATCTTCAACGCGACCACACAAATGCTGGCGAATCCCGTTGATTGCATACGCAAGCATCGTGGCAAGCGTGCCAGACGACTCTGAGTCCGGTTCCTCCTGAGTGGAGACAGACCGTCCACCATCCTCGTCAACAATCTCAATTGTTACTCGAATCATTCAATGCCTCCTCGCGGGCTTGCCGGGGTTCTGGACGAGAGCTATTCGCCAAGATGGTCCCGGCATCCCGCATGGGATGTTTTTGGTCGTATCCAAGTCGCGAATCGCAACTTTTCGATCACAGCATGAACGCTTTGCACAAACTGAAGATCCAACGCGGCCCGAATGTATTCACGACAACATTGCTCGTCATATTCGCCCTCAATGCACTCATGTAACCATTTGACAATGACAGGCCGTTGCGGTTGCAAATCTCCAGCCGGATTGAACAGCGGAAACTTTCCGGCATCTCCAGCGAGCGGCATTACGACAGTTCTCATCGCTTTGCACTCCCGTACCGCTGTTCGTCCTTGTGCCGTTTCTTCTGGTTGTGAGCCTCGCATAGCACTTCGAGGTTCGCTGGGTCGTAAAACTCATCAGGCGTGCAAACATGACCAGGTTTGATGTGATCGACTGGCGGTTGTCGAGCATGTTTTCCAGTTCCGCTGCACAGTCCACAACTCCGTTTTCGACCGCGACATTCTTGGCACGTCACGATTGGCCGACTCAACATTTCCGCCGTCGCCTGAGCAAGACCGCCCTCACGCAAACATTCTTGACACATCCACCCATCGCGTTCTCGAATCGCAGGGGCGACAACCGAAGTCCAGTAGTGATCGTAGCCAGCCTCCGACGCCGAGATTCGCCGCGTGTCGGAACTACTCTCGACCGTTCGCTTCAACTGGCGGTGTTTTGGGGCGATTGCCATTATCGGGTTTTCTCATGAGTTCCATCGTCACCGTCAACTTAGCGCTGGGAGCAGACGTTGTAAGCACCCATCTGCCATTGATGAATCGAATGTCGCCGGGTACAGAACCATCAACACTTGGAAACGGAAACGTGTCGCGAACATTTCTGATCCGCTCCAAAAATCTGGCACCGACCGCATCTCGCTCTTGAATCACATCGCGAATCGACCGGTCCTGCCGAGAGATCACCGAACCATTGACATCGACAACCGGAACAGCAACACCGTCGACTAGACCGTAGATCATCCACCCTCCCGTTCTGCCATCAGTTGCTCCAGATCGTCTTTTTCGCCAGCAGTCTCACGCGGAACTCGCAACGTTTGCCGCGCCTTCGGGTTCAGTCCGAGTCGGTCAAACAACGCATTAAGCTGCCGGTCAATCGCCAGTTGAGCACGAACCAGCCTATCGAACTCCTCCAAGTCATGCTTGTTGTCGCGTTTCAAGATGACGTAATCACAGTGGTCAACCCAACACTCAGCAGCCATCTGAATCGTCAGCGTATCCTGCTCAAACACCACCCCAGCAACCATCCGCTCGATCCAGTCCCAAGCGTCGGACACGTCTTTTGGCAACCCAGGAGGCTTCGTAGGCACCCCAGTACCGCACACAAGAGACATTTGCCGTCGCTGATCTGGACCGTCGCCAGGCTGTCTACCGGAGTTTTTATTGCCCATTCCAAAACTTCGATTTTCGGGATTTTATTATACGCGAT